GATTAGTGATGATCAAGTCATGATTGACCCGACACCGGTTGAAATAGGCTCAGATCGGCTCACATCGGTTTTTTCGCCTATATCTACACCGAGAATCCACTCACCACTCAATGATTTGCCTTCACGCGGCTTTGAATTGATTGATTTTGCCGATCAGATCATCCCGGGCGGCTTTATGCCTTGGCAAAAGTGGCTGGCCGAACACTCACTCAAGATCAAACCGGATGGCCGTTATTTTCATCCGGTCACAGTCGCATCCGTTGCAAGGCAAAACGGCAAAAGTACCTACATGATGGCAAGGATCATGATGGGGCTTTTCCATTGGCAAGAATCCTTGCAAGTCTCAACAGCTCACAGATTGGTTACATCACTTGAGCAATTTCGATCCATTGTGCAGACAATCGAAAGTCATGACGATTTGGCCAAGCGCGTAAAGCGCATCCGCTGGCAACATGGAGCCGAGGAAATTGAAACGCTTGATGGTTGTCGTTTCATCATCAAAGCTGGTGGATCGGCTGCCCGTGGTTTAAGTAAGCCCGAGACAGTACACATGGACGAAATCCGAGAAATGCATGACATGGAGACTTTTGCCTCAATGCGATATACATTGATGGCCGCGAAAAATCCACAGGTCAATTGCTTTTCCTCAGCTGGTGATTCACACTCGATCGTTTTGAACCAATTGCGTGAGCGCGGCTTGGCAGCTGCATCAGGAGCATCGGATGATGTTGGGTATTTTGAGTGGTCAGCACCTACCGATGAAATCACATTGGAAAATGCAGCTTTTGCCAATCCCGGCCTCAACATAACAATTCACCCAGACAATATCCGAGCCGTTTTCAATGATCCTCCCGATGTTGTAATGACTGAGGTTTTGAATCGATGGGTGCAAACAATCTCTAGCGTGGTGGGAGCCAAAGAGTGGCAAGCTTGTGGGGATGAAACAATTGATCTGGATGAGGACAAGCTCACATGGATGGCGATTGACATTTCACCAGATCGCAGAAACGCTGCATTGGTTGCAGCTCAAAAGCTTGGTGATGAATCATTTATTGTGAAGCTGTTGCACACATGGGAAAACACAATTCAGCTTGATGATCGGGCAATTGCCAATGATGCGGCCTCTTATTGCCGCAAATACCCAATTGAGCATTTGTTGTACTCAAGGCGCACAACGGGTGCCATTGCAGCTCGTTTGTTGCCAGCCGGTATCCCGATCCACGACATGGACAGCTCATATCCTCAAGCTTGTGATGAGCTTTTGGGTGCGATCAATTCCGGGCGGTTAAAGCATCGCAATCAAGCTGCATTGACAGAGCAAATGCTTTCAGCTGTGCAATTGCGCAGAGGCGATGGCGGTTGGGTTATAGGAAGGCGAGCCTCACAATCCAGCGTGGCCGCTGCCGTGGCTGCTGCACTTTGTACGCACTTTGCGACACGCCCAGAAACGGAAATTGATATTTTGGTGGGTTGATCCTTGACATTTTGAGAAAATGGGTGCATGGGATTATTTGACCGAAAGCGCATGATTGAAACAGTCGCGCCTATGCGCGGTGCGGACATAGCTGCACAGATCGGGCCAGCTCCAACACTTGATGCATTTTTTCCATTTGGTGGAGCTGATTACATTGCAAGCCGTGAGGAAGCAATGAGTGTGCCAGCAATTGCACGCGCTAGAAACATGATCTGCAATTCAATCGCAACTGTGCCATTGGTAACGCGCGACAAAGATACCGGTCAAATTGTTGAGCAACCTGTTGTGATCAATGAGCCGGATAAGCGAGTACCAGGAGCAGCATCGTGGGTGTGGGCTTGTGAGGATTTACTTTTCACCGGATTTTCATATTTTCAGGTGCAATCTGTTTTTGCAGACACAGGCCGCGTGCGCGAAATGTGGCGCGTTGCTCCAAATCGTGTTGGCACTTTTCTTAATAGCACAGGCACACAAATTGAGTATTACACAGTAGATGGCGGGCAAGTACCTTTTTCAGGTGTCGGATCGCTTGTTGTGTTTTATGGCAACGATGAAGGATTATTGAATCGCGCTGGTCGCACAATCCGTGCTGGTGCAGAGCTTGAAAGAGCTGCCGCAATGTATGCACGCGAACCGGTGCCATCGATGGTTTTGAAATCAAACGGAACAGCATTGCCAGCTGATCGCATTGCAAAATTACTTGATGCATGGGGTGCAGCTCGTAGAAATCGTGGCACAGCGTTTCTCAATGCTGACATTACAATGGAGACTGTTGGCTTTACACCAGAGCAGATCGGCCTCAATGCCGCACGCGAAATCATTGCAACCGAACTAGCTCGTGCCGTGGGTATCCCGGCTTACTTTATTGACGCGCCAACAGGCTCCTCCATGACATATGCAAATGCCAGCACCGCGCGTCAAACCTTGTTGGATTTTTCACTTTTGCCGCTGATGAACAGCATTGCTGGTCGCTTATCAATGCCGGATTTTACTCCACAAACACAGCGCGTTGAATTTGATCTCAAGGCATACTTGCGCGGATCAGAAAAAGAGCGTGCAGAAATTTACAAGATTTTATTTGAAATCGGTGCGATCACTACCGATGAAATTAGACAAATGGAGGACATGATCTCATGAAGCTAACAACACCAATGCAAATCACGGCAGCTGATTCAAATGCACGCACAATCACCGGCCGCATCGTTGCATTTAATGAGCACGCAAATGCATCAACAGGCAAAGTTGTTTTTGCTCGCGGATCAATCCAACCACAGGATGTTTTTTTGAACCTTGAGCATGACAACACACGCAGAATTGGGCGCAGCGTGGCCATGTCTGTTAATGACAAAGAAATGACGGCCACATTTCGCATTGCTAATACGACCGCAGGTTCAGATGCCTTGGAGGAGGCAATGACCGGATTGCGTGACGGATTTTCGATTGAACTGGCCGTGGACAATTTTGAAATGCAAAAAGATGGCACCATGAAAGTTTTGAACGGCCAGCTCACAGCCGTTGCATTGGTTACTGAACCAGCTGTCCGATCAGCTCGCGTTTCTGAGGTAGCCGCATCAGAGAATTCTGAAACTGAAACAGTTGCAGATACAACAAACCCAAATGAAGGAGACAAAGTGGAAAACACTACCGAACAAGTCACCGCTCCTGCCGTTGAACCGGTAGCAGCTCCAGAAGTCGCACCTGTACAGGCATCACGCCCGGCTTACTACACAGCACCACGATCACCAATTGTGGACAAGGTTTCTTACCTTGAGCACTACCTCAAGGCAAGCATTTTGCATGATGAGGATTCACGCCAGTATGTAAAGGCAGCGGATAACACAACCTCAACAGCTCCCGGCATGGTGCCAACACCACAGAGCACACAGGTTGTCAATGCGCTTGCAAATGCAGATCGCGGAACAATTGATGGAATCAGCCGTGAAAGTCTAGTAAGCGAAGGCATGACCTTTGAAATTCCGCGTGTGACAGCCGTGCCCAGCGTTGATGCGATTGCAGAAAATGGGGCAATCACAGAATCATCACTTTCAGCTACTTATCTTTCTGTTTCTGTACAGCCTTTCAAAGGCCGTGCTATCTCAACAGTAGAACTCATTGACCGCAGCCGTCCAGAATACTTGACAGCTTTGCTCCAGAATCTTGAATTTGCGTATGCAAAAGAGACTGATGAGTATGTACTTGCAGCAATGCAAGCAGCCGTCACAACAACGACAGCACAGGCAGCAAATTCAGCAACCGGATTCCTTGGATACACATCTCAGGCAGCCGCAGCTGTTTATGGCTCATCACTTGGATTTGCTCGCTCATTGATCGTTTCTCCAACACAATGGGGCAACATCATGGGTTACAACGACAATGGCGCACCGCTATACAACGCAGCTCAGCCTTCAAACGCAGCTGGCAATGTTCGCGGTGACAGCTTGCGCGGTGTAGTTTCACCGGGCTTAAATCTTTATGTATCACGCTCATTTGGTAATGCTGGCACAACAACAGCTGATGGTGATTCATCAATGGTTGTTGTAAATCCAGATTCATACACATGGTATGAGTCTCCAAAATTTACGCTACGCAGCAACATCAACAGCGATGGAACCATTGACATTTTGTACTATGGCTATGGCGCACTAGCTGCCAAGGTGCCAAATGGTGCACAATTCAACAATCTCGCTTAATTAACAATCAATCATCGATGGCGGTCGCTCCCGAACGCTATTGATACGAAAGGAACAGAGATGCCAGCAATCGTCACAGCCTCACAGCTGAGGTCAATCCTTGGTGTCTCTGTTTCTTTGTATTCTGATGCTCAATTGGATTCATTTATTGATTCAGCTGAGCAAACAATTTTGCCTTTACTTACGCAATACCAATCATCGGTGACTTTTGCCAATGTGGATGATTCCGTCATTTATTTCACCACACAGCGGCCAAATTACTTTGTGCCGGGTCAATCTGTTGTTGTTACCGGGGCCGGAACATACAGCGCAACCTATACAGTCACCGATGATCGGATTGAGCCTTACACCTTCACAGCTGCAACAGCGGCCGCTGATCGTGATTATCCATTGCCGTTTATTCCAAATGCAACGGCAACATTGAGCGGTGGATCAGCAGCGGCTTTGTACGCTAATACACCACCAATTGAAAACGCAATCTTGGTTGTAGCCGTAGAGATTTTTCAGAGCATCACAGCTCCCGGCAATCAAATTATGTCCGACAGTTTCCAGTTGGCTCCATTTATTTTAGGCCGTAGCTTAAGCAACAGAGTGATTGGCCTTCTCGGGCCATTTTTAGATGTTGAAACGATGGCACAATGAGCATTGAATCAGCAATCCGAACACCACTCAAAACAGCACTTTCATCCATTGCTGCAAATGTGTACAACGGCATCCCAGAGACAATGACATCTCCCAGCATTTGTTTGATCCCGGATTCACCATATCTAGAAAGCGTTTTGATCAATGGCGCAACAACAAAAGTCAAAGTCAATTTGACTGTGACCGGTGTTGTGACTTACGCGAACAATGCGGCAGCTTTAGACAATCTGGAAACATTGATGATTTCAATCATTGGCGCAATGCCAAATGGTTATGAAGTACGCGATGTATCAGCACCTCAATCATTGGAAGTCGGAGCGGGTAAATACCTTGTTGCCGATTTACAAGTCAGCACTTATTACACAAACTAAGGAGAAATCATGGCAACGACAATCATCACTGGCAGAGATATCACTTTCACAATTGACAGTGACAA